TGCTTAGGTTCGTATTCTGAATAATGCACAAAAGCACCATTCCATTCAAATACCATTTCTTTATAAGGAAATGCCATTCCTGAACGGTCTGATATTGCTAATGATCTTTTTCCTTTAGCAAAAGTTGACATTATATATCTCTTGGTTCTGAAGGTAATGATTTATCCATTAGTCCTTCTACTTGTTTTAATTTTGCAAAATCTTCTAATTTCATATTAATTTCATCTGCATTTGCATCTGTTGGATCTATAACACTAAAAACAACAGACATAGGTAAACTCATTAATTTTGAAAGTCCTTTTTTAGCCAAATCTGTTAAATTACCAGTCCTTGCTTGCAAAGTTTTAAAAAAATCTAATTTTTGATTTTTTAATAAATTTTCATCTATAATAACTTCTCCAGGTAATCTTACATTTTTTATTTTAGATAAAGCTTTAGCTTTATCAAATTCTTCTTTTGTTAAATCTAAATAATTAACTTTACCACTTAATGTTCCTTTTTTTTGAGCATACCATTTTGCATCATCAACATTGGTTGTAAAATATTTTCCACGATCAGAATATTTAATTTGATCCTCTAAAGGAATATTTTCAGTTCCTCTATATACTCTAATAATATCTTCAATTCCTGCCATTATACTCCATCTCCATAAAATGTTTGTGGTGAAATATAAGTAGATGTTCTTTGACCATCTTCTTCCAAAGCTCTTTTTAATTCATCTTCATATAATAAACGTAATGATTCTGTTCGTTCTGGAGAATGTTTAATACTTAAATAATAAGCAAGTCCAGAAACCATTGCAGGAATAAAACGATATACTACATCTGCTGTATTTGTGTAGGCACCTGCATCTTGAATTCTAGCTACATAATAAAATTTAAATTGATAATTAGATCCTGAAAATCCAGCACTAGGTGTTTGATATAAATAGATACTTGGATTTACAGTTCGTTGAACATAATATTGTGAAGGTGTTCCTTGTGATAATTTATTAGGAATCGCTGCATATGCAGAACGATCTATTTTAGATAAGGAAGTATCATTGGGTGCAGAAGAAACAGTATTATTTCTAACATAAGCTTCTAATACATCATTAATATCATTAGGAAAATTAGTAGGATCACTTGCATAATTATATTCTGCTTGGCCTTGTACTAAAGGAACAGTTGCCTGTTTTACTTCCCATAGATGAACGCCTCTATTTCCCCATTCAGAAAATAAAATATTTAAAGAACGTCTGGCACTTTTTAAGTGATAACCAGTTCGGCTTCCACCAACACCGGATCTTTCATAAGCTTCTTCTATAACTTCATCTATTTCTAGATTGAATGATGTAGTACCAGAGGTAGCCATCTACCCTCCTATTTATCTAAAAATAAGGTTACAGTAACATTAGATAAAGAAGTTACACCAACACCGTCTTTATATAAAACTCCATCTTCTGGTAGATTTAATGTTTCTGTTTGTCCTGCTCCTACTTGAACTGTCATATACACTCCAGTAGTAGTAGACGCACTCGCTTGTGTTGAATTAACTAAAGTATTAATAACAGCACTTCCAGAAGCACCAGTAGACTGAACAGCATAAGCTCTTACTCTAGTTCTACCTGTGAATGCTGGACCGTCTGCCGTTAGTACTATCGGTTTTACATCTGATTTCATTGCCATAAATTTTTCTCCTTATAATTTATATGGGGCCGAAGCCCCACATTAAATTATTTATTAGTTAGATTCTTTACCGTCATCTTTTACATAGTAGTAAATGATTCCAGTAATTGTTCCACCTGTTGCTGCTGAAGCACCTTTTCCACCAACGATTTTAATAATCTCAGTAGCAGGTAAAGCAATGTTTCCTAAAGAAGCACCTGAAGTAGAATCACCACCCCATACAGTTGTAATACCACCATCAGCAACTGCTTCATTTAATAAACCATCAATATCAACAAAGTCTGTTCCACCATCATAATCAGTGTAACCCATATCAATAGTTGGGCTAGAACCACCTGTTGCTGCACCAGTAAAAGTGATCCCAGTGATTACTGCATTTTTTGGAAGAATAACTTTGCTTGTATCAGTTGATGATACTTGTACATCAGTTCCTGCCGTTGCAGTAGGATCAAAATAAAATTGAGCCTGCATAGGTATTGAACCAGCATAAGTTGTTCTTGAATTATCTCCACCATTCGATCTAACGAATCCAGTGAAAGTTGTTTTATTTGCCATAGTATTATCCTCCTAGTTAATTCCACATAGTCTCTAGGCTGTCGACTATACTCGTCTATGCAGAATATTTTTATGTATAGTGATTAGAATATATAGAAAATTATAGAGAAGTGCAAGGTATCCCGTAGTCTAAACACACTTTTTATACCAATAATATTAGCTCTTAATTAGCCTGCAAACGGATGTATTTCGTAGTCCGTAGAATTTGCGTAATTAATAGCTTCTTCTTCTTGTTCTTTTAAGATAGATCTAATAACTTTTTTGATCTCATCCCCAAGTTGAAGCATTTCAGTCGTTATCTTGCCACTGTTATGAAGATACATTTCGTTCCATTTGGACTCAAGTTGTAACTTCTTGGCGAAGAGTAACATCGCGCTGTTTACCAATTTCAACCTCCTCGTAGGTTATATAGAATTTGCCTTTTGAGTATTTTAACAAATTCTCTTCCCATTCTAACTTATTTTTTCCCAGAAAGTCAATCAATTTCTTATGTAATTCTTCAACAGAATTAATCTCTGTTTCTGAGTCCATATAGAACTTGGTTTGTAATGGTCTAGTAAAAATTTTAATTAGATAGGTTCTCACGCCTTCTTCAATATCAAAGTTAATGGGGCAGGTCAAGCCTGCCCCATTAGTAAAAGGATTATGCTGTTCCTGGAGAACCGAACATACCTCTAGGGTCAGACCAACCGAAGCTGTATCTTTCTCTAGCTTTGTATTTCACGTTACCAGTGTCAAAATCACCTTCCATTGAAGTTTTGATAGGTGATCTAACAAACATTTTCATTCCGTTTGGTACATCTGTCTTGATGAAAAACGCATCAGTGTCAGTTAAGTAGTGATTAACTACATAACCTTGAGGAATCATCCCCATATTTTTGATTGCGTTGATATCATTGTCAGCTGTTCCAACTCTTTGCGCAGATTTCATTAATCTGTCCGCAGTGAATTGAAGTTCACTAGGGATGATTAATTTCATTCCTCTAGCAGCAATTTTTAAACCTCTTTCATCAACGAAAGCAGCGATGTCTATCAAAGACTGCTCTAGTGATGTTTCGTTTAAGTCAGCTGCAGTTGCAAGAGTGTTACTGAATGTACCAGCAATGATTGGATGAGCTGTAGATAATAAAGCTTCACCGTCACCACCTGGTTGTACAGTAGAACTGAACGCATTGTTTAACACGTTAGCCGCTTTAACTTGTTTAGTGTTAGCCATAGATCTAGCCAATGCTTTGGTATATCTAGAAGCTAATCTGTCATACAAGTTATCTTCGATAGCTTCCTCAGTGATAGAGAATGCTAAAGCGATTGTTTCGTGTGTGTAACGAGCTGTGAAAGTTTCTTGAGCGTTGTCATAAGACACTCCAGATCCTTCTGGCTTAACTGAAGCGTTAGCAAAGCCCGAAAGCATTACTTCTTCTTCAAAAGCTCTGTCAGAATTTTCTGTGTCGAAAATTTCAGCGTGCTCATTAGCATAGTTTTTATATTCCAAGCCGAATAGGGCATTCAAACCTGGCTCTAGTTCTTTAACTAGTTGTTGTCGTGATATAGCCATATCTTATACTCCTATAGTCGGTTGTTTCAACTGATGCTCATTGATTTGCACAATGCATTTAGCATAAGCTGAAGTTGAATCGTTTCCGATTTCTTTGGAAAAGCCAAAAAACTTAACCAATAAAGTGCTTGAAGTTCCAGATGTACCAACATCTAGAGTCATACCTGATTGGCCGTTGATTGTGCTACCAGTGCCCACGTTAACGTCGAAGTTTAATCCGACATCAGCTTGAGCGATTGAAGCATCAGCTTGAACTAAGAATCTTGCATACGGATCGTCGTATACGAAAGCTTCAATAGTTTCACCTGTTGCTACGTTTGTTTGGGTATAGTAGTTAGTATATTTTGGTTTTCCTGTTGAAGGATCTTTCGATATGAAAGCTCCCCAGAAAACGCCTAACGCAGGGTCAGACGCAGTACCTTGGCTAATGTATCCAGAACTTTGCAATGCTACCAAGTCACCTTGATAGATTGAAGTACTAGAGTTATCAGCTATGTACCACGATGACAGACCTTGGTTGTCAGCGTTTTGACCAACTTTACCAACTGGAACAAACCCAAAAGGGGCGTTTGTATTTGCCATATTTGTTTTCTCCTAAGTTTTAAGTTGATCGGTGTTCCTCAGAAATTACTAAATAATTAGTTCTTCTTTGTACCACCGAAGGTTACACGAGTTTGTCGATCACTATTGATCGGCATACTTGGGTGCTGTTCCTTCATTAGATCGTTATTTACTGCATCGTCGCGATCCTTAGTTTGTTTTGCAAAATAAGCTTCACGTGATCTTGCGATCTCTTCAGGTATCCTAGCCAGCAATAGGCCTCCAACTCCTATGACTCCTGCGTATTTTCCTTCGTTCAGAACTGGATATTCAGATCCCGGATATTCGTCTCCTCTTACGAGTTCGAATCCTGATCTTAGTTTACCGGACATATTCTTTGTGTCATCAAAGCCCATTGTCTCGGCTCTTATCCATCTGTGTCGGAATCCTTCCGGCGCAGGCGGTGCATCAAGAGATGATGGTGGAGTCCAAGTTTGAGGTCGTTTTGTTTTTTCTCTACTTTGGCTCGCACGAGTGGTCTTTATATTTTTATCTTCCATATGCCTATACCTCCTTCGTGAGTGTTGTTAATTGTTTCGCATATTCTTCAAGTGGCACACCTAATCTTTTAGCAATTGCTACCTGTGATGGTGTGAGTTTCACAGTTTTTCTGCGTCCAGTTGCGCTCGGACGTTTAGCTGACGCTACAGTTTGAGACGGTTTAGGTCTTTCTGTAGAAGTATCTTGTACTTTAGCAAATTTATGAGGAAATTCAAGTCTAATTCTTTTATCAATTTCTTCATAATATTCATCTGATTTTGGATCGTATCCTTCAGTTTCTACAAGCTTTTTATGTATATCAAAAGCCGTATAAGTCATTGCAGAATCACTACCAAACCATTTGTTTTTACTTGCCCAATCCTCAGCTTTTTCATCAGTAGGTACATCTTGCGGTACTTCTTTACCGTTATATGTATTAACTGTCCGATATTGTTGAGGAGTAATAGTTACTTCTTTTCGTTCTTGTTCAGTTGCTTTAACAGCGTTCAATCTAGCAGCATCTACGGAAAGAGAAGCTAACTGTTCTTGAGCATTGATTTGACCTTCTATATCTTGATTCTCAATAGCATTTTTAAGTGCCAATTTAGCTGCTGCTAAATTAGTCTTAACTCTATTTTCAAATTCAGATACATAAGATTTATCTAAAGTAGAAAATCTTTTTTCTACTTCGTCTTTTTCTTTTTTAACTGCTTGCGCAAAAGCAATGGCTTCTTCTTTTTGCCTTTCTGCTTCACGCATTTTTCTTGTAAGTTTAGCAATACGTTTTTGAACGCCTTCACTATACTTCTCAAGTTCATCATTTTTTTCTGGTTGAACATTAGACTGCTC